CTCATCTTCTTCCGTTTGTAGTTGTACTGCTATTGCTAGATACGCTATTGCGTCAATGTAAGAATCTGTGTGGCTTGGCGATTCTTGGATGCGTGAGAGCTTGACCTCGACCATTGCAAGTGCAGCTTGAGCGTCTGTGATTGGGAAATCAAATAGATTGGATAACCTTGCAGAAATCCTACCTTGGTTAATTTTCGGATGACCATAGACCTTGCCACGATCTTGCATGATGTCGATTGCATTGATAAGTGCCTCTGTCGCTCTCATTTATTCTTTCCAGAATTCTTGTCGAGAGATTGAGCGACCGCGTGTGTAACCTTCTCGAACTCCATCTTTGTGGCCTGTCCAGTACCAGACAAAGGAAGTTGCAAACATAACTCCTACTATGCCCATTGCTTGTATCCAAAACATTTGTAGCCCTTCTGCCCCGATACTTTCGGGAGCAGGAATAGTGTCACACAGCTAGTTGGATTTATTGGGTTGATTTTGATAACGAAATGGTAACAATTCTGAGTCATCCATGTGCGTATCTACATCACGCCTAATATCGTTATCTAGATCGTCCATAGCGTTTGCCTGACACAACGAATGTGCCATCCTTTTCAAGGTTAATAATGCTGACCTGCACATTTGTGCCAATCTCCTCGATGATAATAAAGGCTTGCTGCCAGTTCATCGTGCCTTTAGTGTAATGAGCCTGCCTGACATCCATAAGATGCCCTGCTTCCCATCCACGCAGGATACGGCCTATACGGCCTCCAGAAGCCTCTGTAAAGGCCGATTGACCTGCCCTGTGAGTGTGTCCACATATAACGCTAATGCCCTGCCTACGAGCCGCATCAAGGGCTGTAAGACCAGGTGTAGGCTTTACGCTGCCCTCATCACCATGTACTGCCACGATGCCCTTAGCGATGGCATACGGCTTTTTGTGATAGGTAATTCCTAGTTCATCGAGTTTCATAAACTTCTCGAAACGCAACTCTGGTAATGCCAAGAATGCAGGAATCTTCTTCATCGTTACATTGTAAAGTCTATCTGTGTGATTGCTTCGGATCATGTGAGCTTCTTTAGCATGCTCTACTAATGACCAGAGAACTTCTACTGCTTTATCTCTATCAGCAGCTAGTGTCTGCTCGTACCACCCTGGCGTGTTCTCTGTCCATCGGGATATTTGTGGGAGATCGATTTCATCTCCCAGTGTAACGACAGAATCGGGGCGGTAAGTCTTAATAAAACTTGCAACATTTTTAACAGCTACTGGATCGTGATAGGGAACTTGTAAGTCTGGAACTACTACAGTTCTTTTCATTCATCCTCATCGTCATACCAGTCTGGCTCTGGGATATTTGGGTTGATAGGCGATGGAAGTATCCATTCAGGATAAGCCTGTTTCTCTACAATAATGGCAAGTGCCAAATCAACATCGAAGCCTGCGCGGCGTAATGCACGATACATTTCATGCACTCCGATAGCCCACGCATCTAACTTGGAATAGCCTTCATCCACAAGCTTGTTAGTTGCTTTTCTTGCCATGAGATAAGTGTCACCTCTCTAGAAGAGTTATTATTGTTTCGACACGCCCTTCAAGTCGATTCAATCTGTCATTCATCGATGAACCGCCATTTGGTTTTAGTTCATTTAAGTAATGCTTTACTAACCAGCGGATTGATCCAACAAAGCCAGTAACGATTGAGATAACTGCAACTGCGAGAGCTGCCCAGTTAAGGGCAGTCATTACTTCTGAATGCCTAAACCTGAGTCGTTAGGATTTAACCAACGAATAACTGGTGGCAAGCATGATGAAAGTCCGGCAGCAAGTAATGCCTTTGGCTCTGTCACACCAGCTGCTGCAAGTGTTAATACTGCTACTAAAAATGCTCTAGCCCATGAGCCTGCTGCTGTTTTAAGGTCTTTCATTTGTTGTTGCTCCTAGCATCGGGATGTCGAACCAGCGACCATTCTGATCGCCTTCTTTAGTGAATGAAATGTGGATGTGATGATCGTGGCGATTAATCCCATCATAAGTACGCCAGTTCCAAGATTTCTTAGAGGAAGCGATCTTGCCTGCATAGATGATGTAAGAAATTCTTTTCTCACCTGCTTTGGCGCATAGGCGTATTTGGTCGGCAAGATAAGCACCTGTGCTGGGGCGTGTGTCGAAATCCTTATCCACATCAATAGCCCTGACGATTCCGTTAGACGGATCGGGATTGTGGTCACTTGGACGACTGGCGTGAGCGGCATCGCCTATCCAACCATCAGACTTTCTATCGCGGTCTGGAAAGGAATCATCAATCTGCTCACGAAGTTGTTGCCCTGCTTTACAGAGTAGCGGCTTCATCAAGACTCTTTAGATATGCCTGATAATCAGAGTTAGCAGGGTCAGATGGAATAGACAACATATGACCATCGCCTAAGTCTGCGTTAATTGTTGTGCCACCTGTTGGTGTTTCAATAACTGTGTAAATGGGTTTCATTACAACTCCGATGTGAAGGCTAGGTAGGCAGAAGCATTATTGGCAAAAACATATCCTGCTTGTCCAGCAGTACCTGATGCTTCAGAGTTATTGTAGATAGCAACTCCTGTGGCATTGGCTTGGTCAAGCGTAAAACTGTTAAAAGTATCAGTACCGCCATTGCGGACAAATGAATAATAGTTAGTGCCAGTTACTTGGTCTATTGCTGGTGATGTTCTCATAGTTACTGGAAATGGCACATAGGCATTTAAAGATGAAGCGCTGTAATAAAATGCAGACATAAGCGCAGCGTTTACAACTCCATTAGTAAGTTTGTAGTAATACCTTTGGCAAGCAGCCAATTCACCTTGGATAGTTCCACCTGCACGGCTAAAGGTAGTTGGAGTGCTGCCCAATTCAACCTGCACTCCTGTGATTTCGTAATAATCTGCTGCTCCTGCCGTACCCACAGGCGTAAAGTCTGTGTATATTCCCATTTCGGTAGTAGCCGCTGCAATAGTGGCTGTTCCGCTAAATCGTTGCCACGTTGTTGTAAGTGTTGGAGTAAGTGTTATAGGAATAGCCTGAGCAACATATCCTGTAAGTAAAACATTTTGGTCTGTTCCTGTACCAGTTCTTAGGCTGATAGATATTTGACTGGATGCTCCTGAAAAGTTTGCGCCCTTGCGAGCATAAAAAGAAAAGGTAACCGCTTTACCAGCCATAGGTATTGAATTAACTGACTCTAAACTATTGCCCGAATAGATAGTAGTAGTAGACGTATTCCCTGAGTCCCGTGATACACGGGTGCAATACTGGATGCTTGGTAAGTTAGTCGTATCATTTGTTACTTGTCTAGATACTGTGCTGCCTGCAACTGCTCGGTAATACTGCCAGCGGTCTGCGGTGTAAGTTCCTGTACTTGGTACAAAAGATGTGCCGCGTTGCCATATATCCATACCGCCGTTAATGATGGCATTTTTACCTGCTTGGTAAGAGAGTGTGCTGCTAGTAAGCAGGTTGATAGTGCCAGTAATATCATTGACATCCGATGCGGAATAGACATCTCCATCCGCATAAGTCGTTTTCAGTGGAAATCCGACAGCCATTAGCACACCTCTTTCATAGGGTCAATTCTAGTACATAACATCGAGCAAAGCCTCCTGGGTCGCTAGTGTGGTACTCCATGTGTTAGGGGTGATGTTGTGAGCAATTCCCTGCACTTGGAGTTTCTTCTGAATAGTCGATCCACCAGGTTGCTCATTAGTGATGTCTACTGTGTTAAAGAAGTCAAGGCTAAGAGCTGCTGTAATGCCTGCTGAATATGATGGGGTCATTAAATCTAAGGTAATTGTTTCAATGCGGATAGAAGTTTCTTTACGAGAATCGACATAGGCCGTTGCAAGGCTTAAAGCTACTGGGTCTGTCTGCATCAGCATATCTGTAGCTGTAATAGATCGTGTGAAGTATTGAGCAATCGATGTGGCATCTGAGTAAGTCTGTGCTGTGCCACCAATTCGGGTCACAGTTGCTTTGTTCACGATTGTCTTGTCATCGAGTGCAAAGGTAATTCCTGCATAACTAATGCCGCCAGTCTGATTAAATACTGTTGGAGATGCAGCCTGTGCATCATAGACATATTGGCGACCCTTAAAGGTTGCTACGCCATTCTCGTCGATGTAGAACGCGCCCTGTTCTGTGAACTCAGCAGTCTGTATTGCTTCTAGGACTGTGCGTGTTGTACCAGGGTCTGCCACGCAAGTTGTAGCACCTGTGCCAATGCTGGTAAATGCAGGCGGCCAAGCAATCATGGTCAAGATAGATTGAACGCGCTGTGCAGTTGTCTGCCCTGCTGTGCCACCTGTAACTGTGGTGACATTGGAGTTATACATCAAGCGAAATGCGTCATAGCAGATAAAGGTCACATAGCCTGTTTCTTGACCTGTGGGATATGTGTAGCGATATTCCGTGATGTAGCCGCCAAATAAGCCATAGGTAACGCCGCCATAGATAGCAGATGCCTGTATCTTCCTAAGTGGCTGTAATAGCCCGTAGTAAGGGCTGGCGGTGTTCTGTGGGTTGAAGTCACCATCTGGATCAACGACTCTGATAGTTGCTGAGCCTGACTCATAATTGTCTTGGAGAAGGTTGCGACCTCTTCGAGTAGAGATGTTAAGAGTGCTGGTTGAAACATCGACAATTACAGGAACGCTAGAAGCTAGTTCAGCAAAGCCTAATTGTGATGTACCTAAGATAAAAGGATTTCCAAAGGATGCTCCACCAGAAAGGTTTATCTTGACAGATATTGTTGCTGGTAATGCCATTATCTAAACGCTGTCGTATAGGAGATTGGGATTCCAGAAGCTTGATTGTTGTAGATGCCCTGAGTAATAGCTGACACTAGATCGCGCTCTGTGGTAACTGAGCCTGCAACATTGACTTGGATATTAGTTGTAGCAGCTTCGGCTTGTCTAAATGTGCCTGCGCCAAATCCCATAGATACGGCTGTGCCAGGAATGCCGCCAGATACTGCTGTGGGATCGTTAGCGTTGAAAGTAGCTGCTGAAGCAACTGAAGTTGCAGATGAGATTCCTAGAACTGCCATAAGTTTGGCTTGCTCTGCTGCAATCTTGTCTAGTAATGCTCTAATAGATGCAAGGATGGCTTGACGGAATGCTTCCATTGCATCTGTTGCTGCATCTGTCTTTTTAATCTGTCCTGCAAGGGCTGCGTTCTGATCGTGGATAGCAATAAGAGATAGTAGGCGCATCTTTGTTTCACCATCAGTTGCCTGATTCATGGCTGAGAATAACCCAATGCGCTCGACATCGAACTTCTTCTCTAGTTCTTGAAGGGCTAACTGGTCGCCTGTAAGAGTAATCTTTCGAGCAGTATTGTCGTTATCAATTTTCTTTAATGCGTTCTGTTGCTTTTGGAATTTGAGTGCATCTTTGTTTATTTTGTCAATTTGCTTGCGCTCACCAGGAGATTGCGCTGGCGTAGCTCTACTGGATGACCCAAGTTTACGGAGCGAAGCAAAAGGTTGCAGGTTACTTAAAACATCTCCAAAAGTTCCAAAGATTGCTTTACCAATTCTACCGCCTTGTAATTTATCGACAAGTATTGCTAACCCATAGACTGTATCGGCAATCGCTGTTGCCAAGTCTTCCATTTGTCTTGTGGATTTTGAGATGCCATCTGGCCCTGAAAGCAAAGCAAGAGAATCAAGAAGACCTTTACCGATAATTTCTTTTGAGTTTTCAGCGGCAACAGCCAATCGATCTAATT